CGTTGTTAGAATGTATGGAAACATTGGAGCCTACTACTGGTGGAATGTCCGTAAGCGGATCAATGAAATTGAAAATCAGATTTGCACCACTTGCAGTTACGCTCGAACAGCTTCGCAGGTAGCCGTCTTCTGTTTCGACTACATAGTTGCGTAGTACCGAGGAGGTCTTCGCATTTGGAATGGACGCCGCTGTTACCGTCACCGATGTCAGCGTACCTGCGACCACTATTGGCTGCCCTAGCAAATGATAGTTTGTCCCTACCGTCCAGTGCGCCTCAGATGCCTGGTGAACCCATGAGCTGTTACCATTAATATCAAGTTCGTTGACCAGTATCGATGGGATATCCGGATTTGCCGACAGAGCAGGTGGATAAATATCTGACCATTTATCCACCTCCCATATCATGGGCGGTTCTGCCATCAGCGTATCGACTTTAAAGATCGCTACTGGCTGCGTCAGCTTAATCAGGCAGTGGAATGTGTATGTCGAAAGAACGTTTGTGCCCAAACTGCTATACTTTGTCTGCTGCACGGCGAACGCTGCTTTGGCAAACATCACTGGACCAGCTATATCCAGTGCGACCTCACCGAAGTTGAACGGACCCGCGTCGGCAGGTATTTTGCAGATAACGTCGAGCGTGTTATCGCCAACGTATTTGTAGGTCGACGGTACACCACTGTATAGCAACGTACCGTTAAGGTCTGTGTCTGTTGCTTGTGGCTCGTACCCAAATGCCGAACCTACCCGGAATCCTTGAATGTTGACGAATGGACCGGTTGGAGTAGCTACCTCAGCGGCTGCAAGCCCGACGTTGGTAATTACGAGTAGTGGTGCTGTAAGCGGATCGCTCATTGTATATTCCTTTAAAAGAGCCGACCGCTGAGAACGTTCAAAGGTCGTCCTTGCTGGTCACGAGTTAAATTGAAGAAGTAGTTTGCGAGCCCGTAATTAGGGTCTTGCAGCGTTGGGAACGTACCCAAACTAGAACTGGCCCCTACTGGAGCGCTTGGTACGTCGGACCAGCTCAAGGTCATCAACGAACTACCCGGCACACCATTGTACAGATCAAGGCCTTGTTCTTGATTACCAGGATATTCAGGATAGAATTTAAAGAAGAAATTCCGCGCTGCCAGATTAACTGTCGAGGTTGCATTCGTCACGGGTGCACCAGCTACCCAGAACTGAGAGCACCGTTGGTAGACGCCACCCAGACAGCGTGTCGTCAGGCCATAGAGTCCGAATGGAGACGTAGGGTCCGTGATGTTGACCACAGTACCCAGCAACAGTAAGCGCGACTCTGAGGCATCAAAGCCAGTGATAAAATCCACTGCGCCAGTTATGTGGGGGCCACTAGCCAAATTAATCTGGATGCCCTCCAGAGTGACCTGACGTTTAACATCACGCGGGCTTGATATCAGCAAAATACCTGACTGACCTGTCAAGCCAGTTTGAAGTTGGACATTGATGATTGGGCGTTGCAAGTCAGCCATGTCGGCGGGTGCCGTCGTACCGTTCACCAGCGGTGAATTGAAATCACCGTACTTTGGATCACCAAAGAACGCTATGTGAATATCACCGTAGCACGCAAGTGGTTCAACTGGACCAACAAACGTTTCACCAGCTTTTAAGGCAATGGTAACACCACTACGATACTGGCCATTGTCTTGATTCGTGATGTATGAAATCACGTAATCGAGGGTTTTGAACGGTGCTGCCTCAGTTCCGTGCGCTGGGTCATCTGTGCCCTCGTTCGCCACGTAGTAGACTAGACTATTCAAAGAAGGTCCTGTGTACAAACCGTCGGGGAATACTTTCAATCCGTTGTATTGAGTGCTGCTAAGAGGAATGTTGGCGGCATCTACCGCTTCACCAGCACCGAGGGGGCGATGGGTTTTCGTTGCTGCATCATATACTACTGGTGGGTATGAGGTCATATTAGTTCCAGTAAGGGACGAACTGTCCAGGTGCTATTTCAAAGAACCCGGCCGGATTGGTCAGAAGCTTATTGCGATGGACACCAACGCATTGCATATCAACAGCAATGCCGTCTTGTATAGTAAAACTGTCGGTACTAAATGTTGGGATGCTAGAACCAGTTGCCGTAAAACCGCTTACCTTGTACCACGTGACCGGACCATAGAGCAGATCATATTCGTTACCAGGTTTAGGTGTACCAAATAACTGGACACCGACATCACCTTCCATAGTAACAGTCTGTGCGTTCTGCGAATAGACAGGGGCCTTCATAGTCTGTGCGTCATCCAGATACATCCAACCGGAAGGTTCCCCCATCAATATAGACACCGCAGGATCAGCTATCACACCCCCAAACGAATAGTAGGTAGTAGGAAGTTCATTGACGTTCAGAATATTGATTGGTGGAGGACTTGCACCTACGTTCTTGAAGTTGGCAATTACCACATTCTCCATACCGAAGCCAGCCATACCAACAATATCGGCGGTTGTCAGCGTTACCGAATCGACGACGTTAAGATTGAATGAGGCGTCGATTGCGAGCAGGACCAGATTGTAGTTCGCAATTTCGTAAAAGAAACTTTGCAGCGTACGAATATCGAGTCCTTGGAATCCACCATAGGCCTCTATCAGTACGTGAGTGGTTGGATACCACGTACCGCCTTCCCATATTGGCGTACCAATCGCTGGGTCACCTTCCGAGAAGAAATCGCTGTAGTTTTCTGTCCACTGGTTCTGTACCTGAAGATTGGTTTGCAGGCAGTAGTTGATGAAGTCCATAAAAGCGTATGTACCTTTGCCAAACCAGTACAGCCCTACAAAGCGAGCAATCGTTTGGTAGGCATCATCACTTACCACACCAGCATTGTGGAGATTCATGCCCAGCATATTTACTTGGTGCACTACCAGATCACGGTCTGGTGTTGACCACGTTTCGGTAGGCATAAGCTGTTGGGTGTCAACGTAGGTTTCGGTCTGTGGGTTCTGAATCCACATATTGCGAATGTTCGATATGATCGCAATCTTGTCATCTACTGCTGGCCCCATTACTGCGTCTATAGCATCGGTGTACCCCACAAAATACGGATTGGTGCTAAGGTAAGGAGGCAAAAGCGTTGATCTGGGAACCTTTATACCCAACCTTTGATTTTCCTTGTATGAATCATCCATTAGCTACTCCGGGTTGGTGTGTTAGTTGCCAGACGCTGTTGACGTTCGGCGAACTGTACATTGACGGTCAAGCTTGCCAACGAGTTGTAACGAATAGGAACGTCCGCTATAGAGTTAGGCGGCAACCCGGTCGGTGTGATGGAACCGTTGTCAGTAAAGGTGTAGGGGCCTGCTGTGCCTACTGTACCCAACAATCCTATGCCAGTACCACTTGCAGTACGCCCGTAGATTTTGTACGTCACCACATCTTGAAGTGGCTGCCACGTAAGAATAACAGCATCTGCGGCGGTAGGACCGATGACTTGAGGGAACACCCAGTTGTTTGGTGGACCTTCTTCGCCCGCAGCATTGACTGTTGTAACTGCATAGGCATAAACAAGCTCACCCAAGGTACCGCCGCCTGGTACCAATTGATACTCAAGTTCTGGGCTTAATGGGGCTGTGACGATCATCGGATCGATTGGTTGGCTCACGATCACGTAGGACACTGCGCCAGCACCAGCTACCACACAAGCATTTATCAGGTCCGAATTATAGAAATTCGTCAGCAGAATACCAGGGCGTGGCGAGAACAATTCAGTGATGGCCGCAATACATGCTGCTTGCACTTGCGACAGAATCGCCGAGTTGAAGCAATAGACGGTCAGATCGACAGTGCGAGGCACAGCTATGGGGTCCTGCCACACAAAACGGCAGGCATACATCGTGACTGTTTGCAGGTAGTTTATATAGTCTCGTATTTGATCCTGCGACCACGGTGTATTGGTCAGCGCACTAATACGAATGACGTTCATCCATTGCAAAGCCAAGGGATTGATGTCACGCTGGGCTTGCGTCACCGAATCGATGATGCCGGAATAGACCCCGATGGTGGCCTGGTATTGGCTTTTTGTCACAGCAGACGAGTAGGTCCCGAATGCACCACTCGAAAGATTCTTGTAGGTCTGAATGGGTTGTTCATCTCCACCGCCAGTCGGATTAGCCAACGAAACACCAGTGATGTAGCTAAAGCCTGTTACGGATATTGGTTTGCCGACCAGTGTAGCACTCGCACCGTTGGTGCCCTGCGTAACCACATACTGAACGACCACGTTGTCTGTCACTTGCGGCGTAGTACCAAACTGCTCGGAACCGAAGATAACGAGCAGACGCCCGTCGGAGGTAGTAAGATCGGAGAACGCTGGAAGGTTACTGAAATTCCACAGCGTACCCAGCGAACGAGGTAGCTGCGTCGAGTTCACGAATACCCGAACGTCCGTATCGGATACCGTAAACGAATCCTCATCGGTCAAAAACGTCTGACGAGGGGAACCTAGACCACTCATGGAATAGGTATTGACCACACCTTCGTTCAGGTCAACCGTTTGTGCCACGTTGGCAATGAGTGTCAACTGTTCGCGGTTGAAGTACGATTGGCCACTGATGGTGAACTGCGTGAACGGGTCAAGAGTCACATTGATGGTCGATGTCAGCGTAACCTGCATATCGCATGGTAGCTTACGACTCATGCGAAGGCCCTGCATTTGCGTTATAGCCCGGACCGCATCATCAGACATCGCGGTTTCGGAGAACGAATCTTCGCGGGCGCGTATTAAGCGGCCTTGCATGAAGGCCCCGATAGCAGCGTTCAATTCAATCAAGGTCTGGCTGGTCATGGTCGTCAGCTGACCAGCCCATACTGGATTGTTCACCAAGAAAGTATTGAATTGGGTAGTAAACTGATCAAAATCTACGGTTAAATCTGAGAGCGATAGAGTGGTCATAATTGTTCCGTGAAGGCAAAGTTGATCGGCTGCTTGGTCAGTGCGTCGTATGCTGCGATGCGCACCTGATAGCCCGGAAGTGTTTGATCGGCTTGCACGAACGTGTTGGAGTAGTCCAAAACTATACGTGGTTCCCAACGAGCAATTGCCTGTATCATAGCTATACGCATTTTTGCGGCCGTCATATCATCGATTGGTTCTTGCAAGAACTGGTACCACTCGGAGCCATATTCTGGTTGGAAAATCTTGCCGCGCGATCCTATGGGACAACGAAACAGATTGATGAGGCTTGCATTCGTAATAGACAGCTGGTCTGGCAATCGATCCGGCAGACTATCCAAGGTCACCAGAGTGTTGACATCAATATACGTGGCTCCGGCAAGTGATAGCTGGTACTGTGTGGCCATCTGGTTCTCCTTAGAGACTGCAATTCGGGAATTTGCCAACAGCGTTGTTTAGCGCCGCGGTGACGGCGGCAAGTTGAGCGCTTAACTCGGTTAGTTGCAGCGTGCATGTGGTGTAAGGTATTACGTAAGGCTTTATGAAGGCCGTAATAAAATTTCCGATCCAGTTAATTACACCAGTAAGTCCGGTTGGAGGGCTTAGCAACGCCAGCATGGGTGCCAATGCTGCTATTTGGGCTTCGATAGCTGCTTGCTGCGTTGCTATATCCGCCAAGGCGCTGGATGCTATGGCTTTAAGCTGGTCACAGCTACCCGCACCGTTGATCTGTGTGATAAGGTTGTCGTAGTATTGAGTATTGATGGTAGACATTGCTGCTCCATTTAAACGCAGTTGATAAGAATTCCGCTGTCGAAGGTCAGAGTCTGACCGGTACCGCTGGTAGTCGTAACAGTGACCCCTGTACCAGATTTAAGGTTACCGGTTGTTTCCGTGGAAGGTGCGTCAAGAGTGATGGTCCCGCCACTCTTGATAGTCGTATCAGTGGTCACTGTTATGGAAAGCATCCCAGGGATATTTTCAGTCGCGTTGCCGGTTTGATCGTATTTTAGAGTCAGGCCACTTTGATGTGTGAATTCCCACTGGCCTGTTTGGTAGTTCACGAAGAGTTCCGAGCCACCTGGGTCCTTGAACCCCCAGGTGTGTGGATCGGCAAATTTCGGATTGGCTGAACCTTTGCTATAAAGGTCGTACTCGCACAAACCATAATGCGGGTCATTGTTCTGGAACCTGATAGCAACTTCCGAATTTATGGCCGGCGATCCGTACACACCCCAGGTAGCACCTTGCCCAAAGGGGCTTTTCTTAGTGGGACCAACCCAAGGAAGATCACCTTGCCCAGGATCGAATAACTGCGGTATGGAAACCTGCACACGACCTAATCCTTCAGGGTCTACATTGTTGACCACCACTCCTATTATGTAACCATCGTCCGCCGAATCAGCTACTGCCTCAGCAAGACGGTCATTCAGTGAATTCATCATGATTAAGCCTTTGCGTTGTTGCCGTGACGTGTTAAGCCTATAAGTTCACCGTAGGTAGCGCTCTGAATGTACAACGCATGAGCTACCACAGTATATACACCACTGTTGACCATATCAATGGAGGCATCTTCTTTTTGCACCGAGAAGGTAATCTGTTCTAATAGCTTAATCTGAGTCGGCATCAAGACCAGAGCGTCGAGACCGAGATTAAACAAATTCTGGTAGCGCAGATTTTGGTACAGCGCTTTTTCGTATTGCTCATGCACGTTACCCACATCTATTGGACCAAAGCGTACAGGACCTCGTCCTAACTGTGCCTTCAGTGTTTGGTTGTAAAGCGGACTCGATACATCAGGCTTAAATGCCAGGTCCGTAAGTGGGGATTGTATATCGTCACCCACCGACGACTGAACGAACCGCATATTCTGGTAACCAGTCACTGCGTTGTTGAAACCGGACGCAGCGCTAATGCGGTAATCGACTGCCGTGAAAGAATCCTTCGAGAACTGGTAGGCCAGTATTGATTTGGTTGGCGCAGGAAGTGCATTCACGTTCTTGTAGCGTAGAGTGCCATCAACGTCAAGGCCAAGGGCCATGCATGAAGTATCATTGAGATATCCGGCCGCCGCAATATCCTTTGCCCACATACGGTACTGCCGATTCTTAGGCAACCAGAGTTGACTATCGCCAGTCGTTGTACCGTCGTATTGAAGCCCAGCTATGGCTGCTATCTGCGCAAGCGCTTCGTCTGAGGTTCCCCGTATCGGCTGCGAGGTCGAGGTGTTCCAGTATAACGGACTATCCCAGTAACCATATATGTTGTAGACGTAGCAGGCACCAGACTGTATTTTCTTGCTGTTGAAAAGGCGGAATTTATAGGTCTGCGATTCCTTACCTTGCGCCTTTATAACGACGCGAATCGGCATACCATCACGAAGATTGATGACCTCAATTACGTGTTGTGCGTCGCTAATTTGCATCGACAGCAGCGGAACAGAGCCTCGAATTGTTGCCCCTATGTGCAACGAGTTCAACAGATTAATCGAACCTAAGGGGTACTCCATGTCGTCAAAGAATACCGACACCTCAAGTTGATTTTGGAGAAGGAATGCCATTGTGGCTCCTAGATAGTGAACGACGGATTCTGCGATGCCTGCTGCGCACTCAGGTATTTGACTACATCGGTTTTGCTAGGTATGTTAAGAATCAAACCTGGGTAGACCTCTTGAATCTGATCTTGAAGCCCGTTGTAGGCCAAGAGAACTCGCCACATGCTTACGTCACCATAGTAACGGAACGCAATGCCAGGCAAATTAGCCATATCCGATTCGTTGATAACGTAGGTCCCGTTTGGGGCCAATGCGAATCGGATGTTTTTGTAGTTGCTGCGGAATATCGAGTAATCGTTACCCGTGTTATCCAGCGGCGTCTGTTTGGAATAATCGTAATCGGTACTCACTTGGGCACTCCCGAGAATATCTTAACTATATCGTCTTGCGTCAACGTCATTAACGGAGCAAAACGCACCGAAATTTTTACGTGGTACGGAACACCAGTTTGGTAGTCTAATTGGTTGTCGTAAGTTTTCTGTACGTTCCTGACTATCACCGAGTCAAAGAAAGCATAGCTGCCTATTTGAATCGAAATCTGATTGCTAATCTTACCCTTCCAGAAATCTGAACCACCCGCGTTGCCTTGTTGCACGGGTGGACCATTAGAGGCCCCACTTGCCGATATATTGGCGTTCTGTGCATTCATCGTACCGGATTTGACGTTGGTAAACCCTGCGGCGGCGGCCACGCTCTGTGCAGTTGTCGCTATCTGTCCACCTAAGGCGCTCAAAATCGCACCAGTGTCGCCAAGATCGATACGAGGACCTGGCGATTTAAGCATTCCTGTTGTTGGGTCAATCGAGGGCGAAGTCAACCGCAAAAGATCGAGCGCTGGTTTGATCACCTCATTGACTGGGTCATTCTCTGAATAGAATTCAAAGTCTAGCAATAAATCAGATTCGTTGGAGCCTTGCCAAAGTTGGGCAGTCAAGGCCTGAGCCGTCAGTCGTTTACCGTTAACCGCGGCTATTTGTGCCAGGGCTCCGCTATTGTTAAACAAACCTTGGGCAAACGGTGCGCTGTAATCAGCCGACACGTCAAAGGCAAAGGTATCAGGAAGATTTGCGGTCACTGTTATACCGGTAGACCCAGGTACACTTGGGTCCGCTGCCTGCTTAATGATGACTGCGTAATTTGGGTTGTTATTTGCCATCAAGAGACTCCAATTAGTGTTTTTCCTGGCCCATGTATGAGTGTCTTATCCTGCGAATTATCGTCCATTGCGGCACCTCCTGACGCCTGTGGAGGTGCGCTTTGGTGCGTTTTAACAGGAGCATTCTGAGCTACAGATATACCTTCTTTATACTGTATTGTGGTAGATGGCAACGTGCTATCATTAACCGCATTATATGCTGTATCGTAACGCCCTTTCTGATACTCAAGGAATTGCGCGGCGCTTTGATTAGGCAGCATACCATTCTGTTTCATTGCCTTCAGTGTTGCTGCCGATGCCGGTCGGCCTAACATTACATCGATAATGCTGGGGCCGATATTGTGCATCATGTACAGGTTCTCACCGGTTAGGGGTAATCCGGCCTTTTTAAGCAATGCTGCATTGTTGCGAGCCAAAAGTGCGGTGGCCAGTGTATTGATGCGTTTGTCACGGCGTGGGTCGTCGTCTTTACGAAAACGATTACCTATGACCGTCATGCCTATGGCACGTCCCTGTGGTGTACGTGCTAATCCATCCCAGGTTGATTGAATAAACTGACCAGCACCGATTGCACCAGTTGGAGACATCGCACCATTCCACCCAGCCTCCATCTTGATAAAACCCCTCAGGATATCCTCTGGTATAGAGAACATCTTTGATGCCTCTTTTATGTAAGCGTCTTCGTCGTCACCGAAACCAGTAAATCTATTCACCAGTTTTTTATACTGCTTCTTTAAGGTCGCCACGGGTTCCTGCACATAATCACTGATCGAAGGTGTTGCGACTGTAGACGTAACGGAGGGTTTATTTTCTGTCTTAACTGGCGTCGTTGCTGTTACGGGTAAAGCCTCCGACTCAACGGAAGGTACCTCAGTACTTGCAATCGGTTCTGCACTTCCTCGCGTATCGACGTCATGTTCTGGCGCCTGCTCTTTGAAGAACTTAGACCATAAGTAATAGGCACCTCCACCGACGGCAAGCAAGGCCAATAGACCTGCTGTAATTGGGTTAGCCAACGCGAATGCCATCACGAACTCTATGATAGGCACTATGACGTAATCAACTACAGCAGTTACCACCGTCCTGACCAAATTCATTGCAACCCGCGCTGCAAAACGCAGTATCGGGCGCACCACGTATTTGAAAATCTTTTTGGCACCCCACTTCAGGGCCTTCCAAATGAATTTGCGGAGAGGGGAGGTTACGTCTGGTTCTTCGTCCGCATCTTCTGTACGCGCCTCTAACCGCTTGACCAATTCTAGAGTCAGGACTTCGGCTCGTTTTTGGGCCTCCGATTTCTCCTTTTTCATACGCACCATGTTGTAAAGCTTGCCACTAAGCAGTCCCAACTTCGCGCCCTTCTCTACAGCCTCAACCAACGAAAGTTCGGCGCGCGGTTGAAACCTGTTCATAGCATAGGTCATGAGGCGGCTAGTCCCATATTGAGAATGTTAAGAGTGTCGTCACCACTGGAGAAACCAAATGAACCAAGACTCATAACGCCAGGAGTAGTCCCAGTTGCTGGGCGCGGCTTCGATTCGGTAGTAGCAGGTGCTGGTGGCTGCACGGTCACACCTTCTTTGTACACTGCCGGTTTGGCGCTTATGACCTCTGTTTTAGTAGTCGTTGCGTTAGCTGGTACTGAAGAAGATGCCAAAACTGCGGCAGGGCTCGGGCCTTGTAACGTAGTTGTGCTGGTAGGACCAGACATCGACGTACCAGGTTTAGTACTACCTGGCTTGTTATCAGTAGGAACTGGTGGACCCTGTTCCGTACTAGCCACCTGGGCTAACGAAGGTGTTGCAGTAGCCGATGGACTTGCCCCCATTGTTGTTGTGCCACCACCGGTAGACAAACTTGTGCCTATTGTTTTTGTGCTACCGTTAGCTACTGCCTGGTAGTTCGCTAGTTGGCCTTGCAGAATATGCAACCGTTGGGTGCGGACACTAACTGCATACTTGTTTTTATCCGAAGGGTCCTTGCGCACGTCGGCTTGCGCTGTTGCCAGTGTACGCTGCGTTGCCTTAATCTTGTCTTCGATATCGGGTATAGCGGCTTTGGCTTCTGCCACTGTGGTGTTCACCGGTATAGCGGAGTTCTTTGCCACCGAAGCATCGATTACCTTGTTGTCGGCTGCTGTTTTGGGAACCGCATTCTTGTAATTCGGATTCCACGTTTCCTTGACCTTATCGATGATCCATTCAACTACTGCCCCGCCTCCGTCTTTTACCTCTTTCCACGTTGCTGCCAAGAAGGTCTCGATTGACTCGAAGTTTAGGTACTTACTTACCGCTTGGGTAACGGTGGTAATCAATTGCGGATTCGTCAAAGCCAGTAGCAGTACCTTACCTATAGGACCGAAGATACTTTTCAGCAAGCCACCTGCTTTCTTGGCTTTTGACTTTACGGCCCCAAACTTATCCCCGAAAAAAGACCTGACTTTTCGTAACCACGTTTCGGATTTTTTGTCCTCATCGTCATCTTTGTCTGTATCTTTTTTCTTGGTTAACTGTTGCCAGCCGTTTACAACAGAATCACGCATGTCACCAACAGCACTTTTGATGAATCCACCTATAACCTGTGTGGAAGCTTTAGGGTGTTTTACCGCATTTAAGGCATTGCGAGAGAAAGCCTGCACACCATGACCAGTTGATTTTGCTACCTCTTTGGCTTTTTCTTTGAAGGCCTTAAAACGATCCGATATGCTGCGGCTTACTTTCTCAGCAACTTCGTCCGAATCTACTGGTTCTTCTTTTTCCTTTGCTGGCGTCGGTTCCGGTGATTTCACCTTATTGAGCGCAGACATCACCTCAGTGTGGCGCTCACCGTCGTTCTCATCTTGCTCATCCAGACGATCTTGCACAGCACCTAGAATATCTTCGGTTGATGCTTGCAAGACCTTTTGGAAAGTCTGCTTAAATATCCGGTCCTGTGCCTTATTAGTAAGGGGACGTTTACCGGTAGCTATTCGGTCTTGATTCAGTTTATCGACTATTGCATCGGCTGTGGCTTCGGCACTTGCGATACCTTCTTTGAATGCCTTGCCTGCCAACTCATTCTGGGCCTCAACTATCTGTGCCAGCTTATCGAGGTCGTCAGGAGTGGCATCACCTTGCAGCATTTTGTCGATTGGCATACTAGCTGCCTTCTGAATCTGATCCCACTTCTTTTGTTCTTGATCTGATTTGAAGACCATAAGTTACCCCACGTAGATTTTCCCTTCGGATGCTGCCTTGTGCCGGTCAGTACGTCGCTTTTCTGCCACTGCTGCGAGGTGCTGCATTTGCAAGACCAACATATTTTCGTCGGGGATACAGTGAAACTCGGACGCAATGAGAGAGTGTAGGTCTAGTATCTCATTCATTGCGGTTAGCGGAAAAAAGAGTGTGCATCCAACACGATATGGTCCTTGCGTTTCGTACCGCAACCCTTGCACACCACACTCAGCGTTTCCGTAACGCCATAATCACTCACGGCGGCTTCGTAATCAAGGATGGTTTCATGGTCATCCGGCGACATATCGTCGATGATGGCTATACGATCCGCGATAGTTGCCCGCGCTTCTTTTTCTGGGTCGTTAAACTTGATGTAGCATGCCTTTTCCGCCGAGTACCGCCAATCCGCATCCACGAAACTAGGGTGGTCCGTCATTTCGATAGCGTTGTGCATCGTTGCCGGCTTCAGGCTCACGTTCGGGTATTCAAGTTGGAAGTCGTTCAGGTCTGGGATTGTCTCGAGGTATTTCTCAGTCAACACTCCCTTCTTTATGATTTCCGAATACTGCAGGCTATCAGGCAGCTTTATACCGTTAGCTACGTCCTCAACGTGCTTAGGATTGGAACACATCGACTTGTGCAAGTAACTGGTCTTTGTGTAACTATTAAGGCGCAGCCAATAAAGCACGTAGTAGAAATCAGGAATCGTCAGGCGAAACGCAAGATGCGTGTGCCCCTCAGGGGTAGACAATACCGAACTTACCGCCTCCGCCGTGTACAGCGTGGATCCTTCTTCTCGGGCGCGGCTAAGCTTAGCCAGGTTACGTCCACGGAACGGGCGGACGTATAGTGCCTTGAAATCGTAAAAAGCGTAGTTCGATGGCAGACTCAATACCACTGCCTCATGTTCCGATGTAGGCTGGCTAAAACTTGGGACTTGCACAGGAATCTGGCCTGGTGCATGCGTTACCACAGGGGCACCAGCAGACATAGGAGGTGGCATGGTTTGAACAGGGGCAATAGGTGTACCCCTGTTTTCTGCCTCAGCCATCGTGTAGTTCGATTGCACCTGAGGCATTGGGAGTGGTTTAGGTGCGTGCGGGCTCATGTACGGTTCCTTGTCTTTACGGCGTTGTTGGCCTGCTGCGATTTTCGATTCAGGGAATGCTACGAATTCTGTGGTTACTTTAGGGTCGGTCATTTTATTATCCTTTAGGCTGAGAAGGTCGGCAGTTCAGAAAGCAAGTTCGATGTTGCAGTGTCCACCGTACTCTGCGGTGATATATCAGAAATCAAGTTATCACTGTTAAACGGGTCAAGGCTTTGTGCCAAGGTTTTGGATATCGTGAAGGCATTTATGAATACGTCACCCACACTGAAGTTTACGACATGGATGATTCGCGTCGATGATGAACTATCGAGGCTGTAGCTGGAAATGTTTGTCGGCCAACACTCTATATAGTTGAGTTGGAACAGGGTACGTTTATCCGGACCCAACAAATAAATATTAATCGGCTTTTTGTAATTAGCACTACGGCCAAAACCTCCACCCTTTAAGGCAGAGTCAGCAGCCGAAATATTCTGAACCAAAGCGCCGTTCCACGCGCTAAGGTAATTAAGTCCAATGTTGGACGTGTCACCGTAGATATGTATAGTCAGCCCATCCAGTGAGTACCCACCAGGGTAATGTTGATGACGACCCTGGTAGAACCGGGACTTGACCTCAAAGTTTCTAAACGGTACCGTAGCTTCTTCAACGTAATACCAAGGAAGGCTTACTGGTGCGCCACCTATAGGGCTAATGTCCGGCATTAACGCGTACCACAGGTGAGACAGCATTGGGTCAGTACGTGCCATAGCACCAGCGAGGCTGTTACCAGGCTGAGCAGCGCCACCTTTACCGGGACCGCTCAGAGCAGAGCCGCTGCTGAGACCAAACGTTTTGGCTAAACCACCTAACAGGTCGGACGGGCTGGCCTCTATCTTGCTTAATGCGCCACTAAAGTCGCCATGCGCAATGGAACTAGCAGCACCAGTTATGTCTTGCAAAGATTTGCTTATAGCTTGATTGACACCGCCAGTGACACTACCGATGCTGTTTTTAATCAGATTGGGTACAGCGTTTGTTATCGCAGACGAGCCACTATTGAGGCTAGAACTAAAGGTCTGCTTGATGCTGTTACCGCCGCTTGATGTGCTGTTCTTGATCTGCGATGTTGCCGCAGAGATTATGTCGGAGAGTGAAGGCATGATGGGTTCCTGTAGAACCCGAAAGGACAGCTGGCATTTGATCCTCGTAGGCCAGCTAATCCTACGGGTATAGAAAAAGAGAGGAGACTAGCCCATAACGCCTCCTCTAAATATGATGAATGCCGACCCTTCTCGCGGTAGCAGACTCGCGTCCCTGATTCATCATAGTATTGGGCTTACGTCTATTAAATTGTGAGGTGCCTTTTATCCCCATAGCAGGGTGATCAGCGGGTCAGTCACACCATGGTGGGTTGGGCGTGGATTTTGGCTTATACGTGGTGTACCAATACGTCCTTGCTCTTTCAAAAAATACCCTGGCTTTGCGTCAAGATCAAGCGCGACGTCCGTAACAGCTACGTACAGGTCGCGTTCGATATATCGCACGTCTCGATTAGGCGGCTGTGGACCTTCAAGCTCGGTCTTATAAAGAATCCACAGTTCGGCAAGATTACCCGACAGCGCCTTTTCGATTCCTACGGCCGCAAGCACACGGTCTGCTTCATCCGTTTCAGTGTAGACCACAAACTTCCCGAGTTCTGCCTGACACGCAAGCATATCCCGAGTGATCTGGCCTTCTACCTGCGGGGTGTATTCTGTCCACTTGAGGCCGATGGTATTCATTTAACTGCCTCTACTTTCTTGGCAATCTTCTGGGCGAGTTCCAGAGGTATAGTGAATACACGGTTGACCTCATCGTCCATTACCAAGCGAATCTTCTTGCCATCGCGAGATTTCCGGACGCCGAATCGCTGACCTTTCATTAGGGGCACTTCGATGCCTCGATATGGTACCTGCAAGGTTGGTCCCTTGTATATGAAGAAGTCGTAATTCTCTGCCGGTTTGATCGCGGCTTCAACTACTAACTGTGACCACATAATGATCCTTTCAACGATGAATTGGAGCGTCGCCAGCCAGAGCAATTTTGCCACGGCCTTTACGCGCGTTTTCTTTGGCTACTTGCATACGATAGTTTGGGTCAGTACGCATACGCTCTGCCATTTCCGCTATATTGGCATTGGCATCACGACGCTTGCCTGTTGCGTTGTGCAGGATAGCTTTCTTTTGCCCTGTTTTGCCAACTATGAAATCCTCCGGTGTGTCCCAGTTACGTCCAAGTATAGAACGTTTATGATACATCTTGCTGCGCATACTCGCCGTGGTAGGCAAGCCTAAGACCTTACGCAAAGAGGCTTCGACTTGTTCCTCGCCTTCATGCGACGTATCTTTGCCGGTATACTTCTGCAAAACACTACGCAGTTCTTGATCCTCTCGCAGGTCTTTGGTCAGTGATTCAACGTCTATACCGGCTGCGGCCATCCACATGCGCAAAGGAATGGGCACACCCTTCTCAGAGGCTTGCTCAAGCATTTCAAACGTGTTCTCTTCCCCTTTTGCCTCCAACGATTTGTGCCATACTAGCTGAGGCATTTGCAGGCGGCTGCGATTCGTGGAGTGCATCAGGAACTTGGTGATCTGCCCGTGTTGAACCCTCTGTGTCGCCTCCGTACCTTTCTTGTAGTAGCCGTTAGCGATAGCTATCAGCGGGAACAGAGTAGTGTCGAAGATCGAATTCGTCAGGTGCCGGCGATAAGTATCTTGGGATTCCAAGAACGTTGAGTATGCCGATTCGGCAGCTGCATATGAAGCTTCACCAGACAGGAACGATTCAGAGATACCTAACGCGCGCAGTTTGTAGGCTACCAGAATGTCGGACATATCAGTCCACTTCCAGAAGTCACCACCTGGGCGAATGTCGTTGACCTGCACTGCATTACGGGTGGATACCCAGCCACCCAACGGATCGAATTCGGCCTGTTGGAACTGACTCACCAGAGCCTGCAATTCTTCACCAGTTGGAGTCCATACGTCATCACCGGCTGTCAAATGCGTGGTCGCACGTTGACGACGGGAGGCTTCGACCAACGTACCACGATACATCGTCTTCTCAATCAGGTACATGGGCAGAATACGGTGCAGGAACGAAACGTAAGCCCTGTCGGTCAAACTTCGACGTGCGACGTAAAGAGTACTAACTGGATTCAGCGTAAAGGCACCACGCTTCAGCAGCGTGATGAAGCTTTGTGGCAAGAAGCTGAGGTATTCCTGCGAATACTGCGAATCCGATTTCAGCATTTCATTGGTGGACTCGCTGGTGTGTATGTTGATCTGCGGCATCGCGTTAAAGAACGGATTCGGCAGAATTTGGCATTGCAGCGCATCATGCATCAACGTGTCGATAAACTTCTTGGCTTTAGGATCGAAGACCAAAGAGCCTGCAAAGAAACCATCCGTCAGGTAAGCCGTACTGATAATCGGCAGCATCTGATTGATGTTTAACTGATCGACGCTCTCACGGTATACCCGTAACATATCCTCGTCAAGACCGCGTAAGTCAAAATCAGAGAATGGGAACGTCGATTGGATATCGACTGCGGAACCAGCAGTGTGGTCGTGCAGGTATATATCTCGGTAGAACAGTGCCAGCTGACTAGTATCAGCATAGCCTGGCTCCGAAGGAATCAGACCAGTCATATAATATTGGTACTGACTCGACCAATACGAATTGACTGACATTGAGTTAGCTGAACCGGTTGAGGCCAGCCCACCGAGGCTTGCACTTATTTCAGTCGAAGCCTCTGAGTAACGTCGAGGCGCACTGACGCCATTACGTTGTACCACTGAGCGCGATTCCGTGTTTATGCGGGAGCCAGTGACTCCTGTTACGCGGTTACGTGGAAACATGAGTTATCCTTTTATACGTGGTTCTTCAGGGCTTTGGCTACCATTGAGGTAACGTATTCGCGGCCCTTGCGTTCTTTAAGGGGAATATCCAGAATGGCATCCACGGCTTTAGAAGCAATGAAGTTGGCTGGCTCGTGACGACTCTTTCGGTCATGCAAGGTGTCACCCGTTCGGTAAGCCAGTCGAGTGATGATGTTGAGGCGTATTTCTGGTTTGACTTCGCGTGCCTTAGGCCGCCGTATAACTCGTGCCTTACCAGATGATGAAACGAGAAAGACACCAAGACCAGGGAGTATTAAATCCTTGATCTTGGCGTAGGTTGGACTGTCACATGCCACGTAGGTCTTATCTGCAAACGGCACGTACTTGGCCATCTTTTTATCGGTTTTAAAATCGGATACCGAACTCTTGACCTCGATAACAGCGATTTGCGAACCCATATTTACCGCAACCACGTCGGCACGCAGACGCCCGCCTTTACACAGCCCTACCTCATAGTTGACGAACCATAACTTCTTTTTGAAGTAATGGGCCACGGCATTCTTGATGAGTTCCGCCTTCATGATTCAAGGTACTCGATGACCTGGCCTTGTATATCGCGGAATTGTCTATTAACCGCACCAGCCATACGAGAGCGACTCTCACGTAGCAGAACCTGGAATTTGGCATACTCATCCGGTTCCATCAAACCCTTCGCATCGGCAGATATGAGCGAGTACTCTTTAACCATTTCTTGTGCCAAATCAGACGTCGCTGGTTTGACAACGGTTTCTACAAGTTGCGTACCCAACATACCACGATCTTGCGCCGCCTGTATATCAACCAGTAATTCGCGTATAGAAGATACCAGCGTGTTGACCTGATAAATACCTTTGGTGCCCTCAGTCTTTACGACGTAGGACTCTGCCAATGGGAACATTTGTACCAACGATTGAAGAAGGGTTCGGTACACCAGAGGAATTGCTTTGTCGTTTTCTTTGGAGTCTAGCAACGCCAGAATCTGTTCGGAGTTCGCAGCAACTATCGAGGATACCTCTTTTACGGATGAGTCCCGCTTCGCCTTCTTCAGCTTGACCTCGGTAACCTCCATTGATTTCTTTTTCTTCTTTTTCTTCAACGAAGGGCTCACGTCTAACTGAAGTACCTTGCCCATGATTACACCATGTTGTCAGCGATTGGAATTGCGATACGGTCGGGATGGCACACGTGCACCTCTATACCGTTCGTGATAGCACGCTCCATTGGTGCACGGCAATCCGGGCACAGACCTTGTCCTGCCACCTCTGCACTCATATCGATACGGGCTTCTACTTTTTTGGTATCTTTCTTGCCTGCAGTAACCCAGGCCTTTGGTAATTTCAGGTCGCTCATTTCTTACTCCGTTTCAAAGGTAATCTTGAACTTGATTCGATCATTAAACGAATCGTCTTTGGGCTGTAGCTAAGTTGACGCTGTAACGCGACTTCAAAACCGTAGCACCCTATTAGTCCCGCATCCAATTGGTGAGGTGTGGTCCGCACACGTTTGTACATTTGGTCAAGTTGGGTTTTAAACCGGCGATTCCATTTGTTTTTCCAAGTCGACGCCGATATGACTTTGAAAGGTGCGTCTGGTATAAGCATACTCAGCATACCGTTCATCATCGATACGATTTCAATCAACGGACCACCAAGACCACGCGTCATAAAGCGCTCACCAATTATGGCATCTGGTTTGTACATAGCAAGCCACATACCAATCTCATCGAGAAACAACTTTTTCTGCATCGGGAAATTATCGGCGATGTTATACATTGGGTTGGTCAGCACTGCGTTCGCAATGATATCGACCTTATTGCCCCTTACACCAACGCACGCGATCCCAAAATTACGAGTACCAGGGTCGACGCTCAATATACGGAAATCGTGCTTGCGTGTGCAGGGCTCCAACGTGTACGACTTGTTTGGTTTCCTGATCTTCTTTTTCATTATGCAGCCCGCTAGTGAATATCCATAAAATTGAGGTCAGGCAAGCAACCAAACACAGATACCAGCAAGAGGGTAGGCCGCTACAAGTTTCCAGGTAAGCGGTTCTTTGAATACCATCACGCCTATTGAAGCCATGATAATCATCCAAAGGGGATTGTAGAGTGCCAGGACTTCTGTTATAAGACGGGTACGGTATATTTGCGTCCAGAAGTAGGCGGTGCATCCCCATAGAATGGCGGCCGATAAGGTCAGCGCCCATGACTTTGGCCCACTCATACCGGCCGCCATTTTGCACAGTGTCTCGCCACTAAGGCCAAACAGCATGGTGATTAACATGAACTTCATTTATATTCCCTTTGGTTATCGAACCATTCTGCTTCGGATGTTACTGAGGCCACCTGAACGTCCCGCAAATGCCGGCATCGGCATGCGTGCGGCATTACCATTTCCATAGTTGAAATCTTTGGCCTCCTTTAGGCGATCCATCAATTTCGGATGATGGATTTTTGAGGCACCCAATACGACTGCCCGGAAAATATCATCGGTATACCCATCACCTTTACCAGGGCAGCTACGAGGTCCGCCGTCCATTACGGTATTCAATTGAAGGTAGAAATGGCTAACTGGTTTATTAAGCATTTCTTTTCGGAAGTCCTCGATTTGACCATTGGTAATCTTGTGCTTATCCTCAAGATCAATGGTAGGGAACAACAGATTTTTTGAATCCAGCATTTGAACCACAACGTCGAAATCTTTACGGCGTGGCGAGTACTGCGTTGCCTTGCAGCGTATTTTACCTAAAGGATTGTTACCCATATCAGTTTCGATACGGTATAAAATATCCAGACCTTGCCACTGATCCGCCAACAGCGCTACAGCATTGGTATCTTTGGCCAACGGCAGAATCACGTTTTCATATAGCAGGTTGAAATTAATCTTCCTACCTTCATGAGGCATGCACTCCAGAATCGTAGAACCTATAGTTTTGTTGGTATCGAAATCGAAGTGTAGTGCCGTTATAATAAACGAGTTATTGACGTGACCTGCATCCAAGGTGATAACAGAAGGCCACCGACATGACCTGATCTTCTCGATCTTACCGTATATCTCACCGGGGCGATCATACATATAAATCAAACGGTGCGTATTTTGACCATTGATGAACGTACTCTCTTCGTAGGCTTTCACTGGCACAAAACGTGAGTGGACGGTTGGTGGATTAGCACCGTAATCCCGTTCCGCTTTCTCACGATTAGAAGCATATGCAGCCACGATGATTGGTGAATCACGTTCAAACAAAGGGCTCATTTCCCACGTTGGCAAGTTGACGCCTAAGATGGTTTGACCGCCGACCTCGGTTCGCGACTCACGCAGCAGCCGCATGACCTTATCTCGCAAGCTGTAGGGTGACGACACCGAACCCATAATGCAAGGGGGTGCGCTGCTCATTCCTTCTTTGATGAGATTCCACCGAATGGTTTGAACGGTCGACAGCGAGTTCATCAATGATTTGTGAGCCTCATCAGCGTTGGCGCGTTCGCTCTCGTTGTCTT